TAGAGTAGATATGTCTCCGGGGTCCCACCAGCACGCGGCCTCCTCATAAATTTTAGCAACCGGGCTTATGTAAAGCCCGACCGAGTCGCCCTCTTTCGTAACTGGGATAGTTCCCTCGGCATCCTGACACATTCCTGCAAAATTATTCTTTGAGTTGCCCATCAGAAATACTCCTGCTGAAACGCGTCAATTTCTTTGCTGTCCATGCTGTCAGCTAGCGCCACAAACTTGTCTGTCAGCCAGTCGCGCCATACCTCTGACATGTCAAAGTCAGGGTCTGTCATCGCCGAGAACAGATAGCCTTCAAGCTGCGTGCTTTCCTCGCCAAGCCACTCAGCGACCAGCCAAGACAGCTTGTGATTGTCTTCCGTGTACTCCTGCATCAGCTTCTGGGCAAATTCTGAGCGGTACTTTTCTAGCGCCGCGTCTTCGTCTGCTAGCTGATCAACTAGCCCTTGGTAGTGGTCTAGGGTGGCTGTGTGGTGGTCAGTCATTTACATTCTCCTGTGGCCTTGGCTAGTGCCGACTTGGCTCGTGACTGAATATCTCTCCAGATAACGCAGTCAGGCTCACTCATGTGAGACAGTGCAAGGTCTAGTGCCGCATAAAGCTCAGGGGCTGCGGCGATCAAATCCCGGTCAGCATCGGTCAACCCTTCTTCGCCAGCGTCATCAACCGTCGCAAACCACGCGGCACCGTCATCGCCGTCATTGCAGCTTTGAGGCACTAGCACTGTCGTGTCGTCGTCTGAGTAAAGGCCAGACCATCCGCCATTCCATTTGTCTTCGCGCCAATGCCAACTGCCGGGAGTAAACCTTGTATCAGTCATTATTTTTCTTCCTTTTTACTATGTTTTTTCAAAATGGATATGACGGCATCGCGCCATGCTGAATCAAAAAGGGGCTTATCGCGTTCGACGACAAAACTATTCAGTTCAAAATAACAACGGTGCAACCCAAAACAAGCCAGTCCATCATGTGGTACCGGCAGCATCTTCACCGACAGTTTGTAATCAAGATAACTGCCTTCAATCCCCAGCATGTGCGCCGCTGTAACAAAATCGTCTCTGCTGACATAGAATCCAGCCCACCGCTCAACCAAACCCTTTCTTGCGGTAGTCCACCGTGGCTTAGTCTTAATGCGTTTCTGGAATGCCAAAAACCGGTAGCATGCCCGAACGCCGTCGCCATTGCTGGACAAATACCCTCCCTTCTCCAAGTACACGCCAGTCTGTGCCAGATTGTCCCGTGCCGCTTCTATTTCATCGCCAGTGGGGAGGTAAAGGTTTTTGCTATTTTGTTCGTTCATTTGCACTCTCCATATCCGTCCATTCTCGGCCAGCCATACTCGCCGCCGCTTTGCTCATAGATGCCGCGCATCTCGCAGTAGTTGGCCTGCTTGCCTGCCAAGTCATCGTTGGCATCTGTAGCGCCTAAGATCAGAGCGATAAAGATGACGCCGGCAAGAATGCTGATTGCGGGTACTGGTTGTATGTTTGTCATGTTTCATTTTCTCCTTAGTGTTGTGTTACCATATACCCATAGTGATTAACTGTAAACACAAAAAGGAATAAATTATGAGATTGAAGGTCTATCTTCTGCTGGCGCTGGCACATTACTGTGGCATTCAACAGGGCACTCTCCAGAAAGCATCTGGGCTTGGCGCCAACACTCTTAGCGTGTGGAAGACCAACAACCGGCACCCTACTGCCGAAAGATTCCAGAAGGCCCAGTCTGCGCTGGTTGACTTGGCGGGTCTGCCTCGTTGGTACAAGAATGTCGATATACAGGAAGTTGCAAACCGCGTAATAAAATAAAGCCCCAACGCGGGGCTTTCCTTTACCTGCCTTGTATCGTTCGACGCTGGTAGTCATCCCGGCACTCACCGCCAGGACAAAAAGCGCCCTCACTCACAGGGTGGTCGCAATTGCGGCAGATGCCAGTGAATGGATGCTGCCGGGGCTGCTCTCTGGCATTCTGCAATGCCACCTGCAAATAGTTCTCTGTTATCTCTGCTGCGTCGTCTGCGAAATCAGCCATTGTATTTATCCCTAGTATTCTCAAAAAGACCCCGCCGATCAACTACGGCGGGCATGTAAATAGATTTCTCAAACGCTGCCAGCAGATCATCGTAAGCTATGCGGCTGGCTTCTAGCTGTGCCTTGAGCGCTTTTGTCTCGCGCTTGGCGTGGGTTAGTTTGTCGGCTAGGCTTGCGGTGCTCATAGCTCAAACTCCCATCGTTTCGCAAAATCTTTCATGTGCCTGAGCCTATCTTCCCGTGTAGTCAGCGCACCGAAGTGGTCAGCGGCATCCACTGGGCTTCCATGGGGCAATAATTTCAGGAAATCGCATTGCTCGCGAACTGCTGCGATCATGCAATCAAACCCACCGCCAATGTCGCGACCAATTTTCTGGAACTGCTCAAAGTTTCTGCGGCTTGTTTCTATTCTGCTGGTCATCGCCCCTGCTCCAGTTCAAGCCAACGTGTAAGGGTGTCCCTAGCTTCCGCAATATCCTGGCGCTTAGTCTTGCCACCTGTACGCACACCGCTGAGCAACAGCTTCTTGCTGGCGTGTTGCAGGCAGCCGCTGTTGTCTTCAATAGCAAACAGGTCGTGAACCTGGTACACGTCAACAGAATCTAAGTGCCGAACGTCTTTGTAATACTGTGGATACAGCTCGCTAAGATGCTTCGGTTCGTAGTGGTCGCCGTCATTGCCGTTCTGGCCGATAGCTTCCATACGCTTCTCTGCCGCGATCCACTCCTCTTCCTCTTCGGGCGTGGTGAACGATGACAGATGCACTGTGATTTTCTGCCCGTTTCTCGTTCCGCTGGCGCATGTGTCGTCGGATTCTTTTAGGCAGGCGGCAAAAGGATTTTCTAAGCCTAGCTCTATGCGGGCGGCTTGCCACTCGTCTCGGGTAAAGGCTTCATTGCCTAAATAATATGCTTCGTTAATAAATTCCGCACTGTGAAAAGAATCGTTCAAGCGCAAAATTGTTTTACCTGCACCAAGACAATCATGCCACTTGCTGATATTTTCTGCTAACCACTTTAAGTCTTTGTGCATGACATTCTCCGTTGCGCTATTCGTGCGTTAACAATAAATCAAGTCTGCGTTAATGTAAACACTTAGGCAAAGAAAAGCAGCGCCGTAGAGCACTGCCTGTATTTAGTTAGCTTGCTCAGAATGGGATGTCTGAGTCAAAGTCGTCAACAGGATCAGGCATGGACCTATTTTGTGGCGCTGCAGTTTGCTTCTGCGGAGCACTGCCAGCGTCAGTCCAAAACACCTTGCAGTTGCCCAGTATCGGGCCTTCGCCTTTTTTCTGGTCTTTCCAGCCTTGCGTAATCATGCCGTTGTTGTCGTACTGATCCTTTTCGTCAACATTCACAAAAACAGTGGCGTCAAGATAAACCCCTTTTTCGCCTTTAAACATTTTTTCTTTGATGATTTTTGAAACGTCAATCTTTAGGTTAATTCCGTATGCTGCCATTAGTATTTCCTTACTTAATGCGGATGGATGATTTTGTACGCTCTAGGGAAGCTCCAGGCACTTCAATGCCAGATTTCAATGCCTTGGCCAAGGCTGCCTTATCGGGCTTGATGCTGGTTGTTACGGCCATGTAGTCGTCTGGAATGAGATCCTCGTTGTTAATTATTGAGACTTCGCGGCCAGCAGCGCACGTAATCGTAAACAGCGGGCATGATATCTTTTTCACGCCGGTCCTTTCCATGTTGTCGCGCAGGTAATCACGCAACGAATCTTGCCGGTTGTTAATCGCCTTTTTCCGATCTTGTAGCCTTGCAATCTCTTTTTCGATCGGGCCGGTTTCTGCCTCCATGTTTCTGACAACGTGCATAAGGGCTTCGGCTTTCTCGTTAAAGCACTCAGTAATATCACCAAGGCTGTTGGTTATTGCCTCCATCATATCAGCGTCTTGATCGTCCGAGGACTCTGCAATTTTTTGCAGATCCGCGTACTGGCCTGAAATTTCGTATAACCTGGCCATGTTATTTTTCCCCTTGCAGTATGAGTTTTTGGCTGTCCTTTGCCTTTGTCAACCGGATGATGCCACGGTCGTCTTTTTTGCTTTGTGCCCGCCTCACGGATGCCGTAAACAGCTTTTCAAGCTCCCCCAAGCTCTTGCTGGTTTCGATGTAGTCAACGTGTTTGTCAAGGAACAGGGCGTATTCTTCCTTCTGCCTTACCGCTTCGGCGGCCTTGTCCTCTGCGTGTGTCATTGCGGATTCGCTCTGAGCTTCCTGCACGTACTCGAAGTCGTCATACAGGCCCAGGTGGATGTCAGCGCCGAAGCCCAGCATGGATAGACACTTTTTAATTGCGTCTGTCAGGGACTTCTTAGGGGCCTCCATGTCGGTCTGAACGCCATACTTATTGGTGAAAATATAAGGCGTATGGCCGTAGTGATCCAGCTCTCTGCGCTCGCCTTCCTGCATATACCAGAGCCGCAACCGGATTGTGTGAATCTTAGCGTCGCAAAGATAAGCGCCTTCTTTGTCGGAGATAGGTCCGCCAGCATCAAAGCGTTCTTCTACAATTTCATAGCCCCACCCAGATCCTAGAGGCCCAAATTGCTCGGTGGCCTTTTTGACAAGGTAGATAGCATTTATCGCGGTGCCAGCAAACCCGCCAGTGCCTTTATAGGTTTTTGTGAACTTTGGGTCAGTGGATTGCACCCGATCCCAAATTGATGTGTTTGTCATACTACCTCCGGCATCCGATTGGCCAATTCTTTTTGGCTGTAAGACTCTATTGTTATGCGGATCACATCCTCACGGGTCAAGTCATCCATTTGCGCTACGTACTCATAAGCATCCAAAGCAGTCAGAAATCCAGACGTTCCGGTTTCGTGCCAAGGGCATAGAATGGTCACTCTGTATTTAATGTCGTTATCCATGATCTTCTCCTTACTGTGGGGTTAGGGTTGATTAGAATTATTCAAAAGAGCTTCTGCACCTTGCCTTGCAATATTCGCAATTATCTCAAACACTTCAACGCTATCTGAGTTAATTAATGCCGGGTTAGACAGAAGCCCTTGCATTGCTTGCGCTTCAAAATACTCTCTCTCGGTGAGGCCCACAGGCGCAGCTTCTACATAAGGCTGCCACTCTTGCGGCATTGCTGGGCTGTTACCGTTATATGTGCTCATGATGGTGTCTATCCGTTTTGTGATTTGATGGATAAACTATAAGCGAAGTTATCCATGAGGTCAACGATAGTTTTGCATTTTAGATAATTTTATTTATTGCAACGTGTGAAGCTTTAATTTATAGTGTCGGTATCCATTGGAGGACGCCATGAAAGCGCATGAAGTAGTTAAATATTTTGGAGGCCAGGCGGCAACGTCAAGAGCACTGACCAAGAAAGGTGTTATCGTAAGCCAGCCGGCAATAGCTGTATGGATCAGAAACGACGCTGTACCAATGCTCAGGCAGTACCAGATTCAAAAAATTACGAGGGGAAAGCTAAAGATCGAAGATATTAAGGTTGCGGTCTAAACCAAAAAACCCCGCTGTCATTGCTGCGTAAACAGCTCGGCGGGGTAATCAGATAACGGAGCAATTTAAGCATGAGAGAACTTATTACGCAAGACATCATAATTTCCGACCGGTTGCGCCGCTTAAAAATTTATTTTCTGCAATGTCATATTGACCGCTGCATGGCTCAGATTAAAAGCGGCGACGTAGTTGGCAGCCTGGCCAAGCTTGTTGGTCTGGTGAATGACCGGAACGAGCTTTACACCGAATCCGAGCTGCGTGAAAAGGCGTTGAAACAGGGGCTTGCATGAATAACGTGGCATCAATTGAAACCGCAAGGCAGGGGCGTATGTCAGGGGATAAGCCAGCGCTCAAGGACGGCTATTGCCGGGTAGTTAATGCGCTGGCTGAGGGCCTGGCAAGTCACCCTATAACATCGGTTCAGCAGCGCGTTGTATGGGCTGTTATCCGCATGACCTATGGATGGAGTAAGGGTAAGGACAGGATAGCCGCAAGCCAGCTTGCAACTATCACAGGGATGCGCCGCCAGGTGTGTTCGTCAGCACTGAATGATCTGATCGAAATGGGCGTCATTATCCGCGAAGGCGGCAGTCGTTCTGCGGTAAAAATGAACACCCAAATAGGCGACTGGACGTTCCAAAAGAAGGCCACAAAAGGGCTTATAAAAGAGCGAGTGACCAGTAATCCGGAATTGTGTTCAGTGAACAGTAATTCTGGTCATTCAATGAACAGTAATTCTGGTCACACCAAAGACAAAAGAAAAACTAAAAGTAATACTCCGTATTACATGTCCTCGCCGAGCGAGAACGAGCAACCTGAAGCTGCAACGAAAGCATTCAAGAAAACCCCCTGCCCATACCAGAAAATTGTAGACCTGTATCACGAGCTGCTAACCAATAACCCCGAGTGCATCATCATCAACGACAGCCGCAAAAGCCACATGCGTCAGCGCTGGAACTCCAAGGTTAAATCAACGCAGTGCAACGACCTCGGATTCTGGCGCAGATATTTTGAGTTTGTCGCTAAAAGCAAATTTCTTACAGGACGCGCTGAACCGCAGCCGGGCCGCAAAGTATTCGTTGCCAGCCTGGACTGGCTCGTGAAGGCCGACAACTTTGCCAAAGTTATTGAGTGCAAGTATCACGACGAAGACGAGCTTGAACGGGGTGACGCATGAACCTCGACGTTTACGAAGCCGCCGTTCTAAGCCTGACCCTTCGCGCCGATTACGCCGCCCAGGTATTCGAAAAAGTGAAGCCCGGTGATTTCAGCGGCCACTTGCGTCACTTTGCCCAAACCGCTTACGACCTGCTGCAAGAAAACAAGCCGGTGGATCTGATTACCGTTGCCGAGCGCCTTGAAGCCGAAGGCATGGAAAACGCCGGCGAGCTGCTGGCCCAGATCGTTGAGCAGAGCAACAAGCCCAGCATCGAGAACCTGTCAGCCTACTGCGACATTCTCAGCAATCGCGGCCTGCGCCGTGACCTGTACAGCGCCACCCTGACAGCGCGGGTTATTTTGGACGACGAGAAAGACCCGCAAACCGCACACGAGCGCATTCTTTCCGAATTTGAGGGCGTCAAAACCAACAAGGCCGACGACTCGCTGTGGGATATGCGCCGAGCGTCCAAAGAGTTCCTGCTGGAAATGCAGCGCCGCCACGAATCGAATGGCGAGCTTATCGGCCTGTCTACTGGCTATCCGCACCTTGACGACCGGATCAACGGAATGCGCGAAGGCGATTTGATTATCGTCGCTGGCCGGCCATCCATGGGAAAAAGTACGTTTGCCATGAATATCGTTGAACAGAACTGCATCCGTGACGGGATTCAGACGCTGGTGTTCTCAATGGAAATGAGCGCCCCGCAGATACTTGAAAAAATGACCGCCTCGCTGGGCAAGATAAACCTAAATTCATTGCGCCGGGGAACACTCTCGGACGATGAGGGCGAGTGGGCCCGGTTCACCGCGGCCAACAAACTAATCCAGAGCGCCAGCTTGCACATCGACGACCGCGGCGGCCTAACCGTTGCCCAGATGCGAGCCAGGGCTCACGCAATTAAGCGCAAGGCCGGAAGCCTCGGGTTAATCATGGTGGATTACTTGCAGCTTATGCAGGGCAAGGCAGAAAACCGCACTCAGGAAATCACCAAAATATCAGGCGGGCTCAAGTCGCTGGCCAAAGAGTTCAAGTGTCCAGTGATCGCCCTGTCGCAGCTTAGCCGCGGCGTCGAGTCCCGCACCGATAAGCGCCCCATGATGAGCGACCTGCGCGAATCTGGAGCTATTGAGCAAGACGCAGACATCATCATCTTCCCGTTCCGTGAAGGGTATTACACGAACCCCGACGCCCCTGACTCACTGACTGAAATCATCTTCGGAAAGATCCGCATGGGTGAGCGAGGCAGCGAAGCTTTGCACTTTGAAGGCCAGTATTCCCGGTTCGTTGCGGCAGATCACAAGATTGATTTTGGCGCAAGAAAGGCAGCCGAAGAGGCGATAGCGTGGGCTGAAGCGCAAAAAGGCAACAGTAAGAAGCGGGGGATGTCGCTATGAACCTGCCCAGCAAAAAAGTATTGGCAAAGAAAAAGGATGATCTGTGAGCGAGGTAGCAGAACACTGGCTTCACGGCCTGCGAGCACTGGTCAAAGACTTTGCCGAAGCAAAAGCCCAACGTGTGTACCTAGAGCACTACCGCAAAAGCAAGAAAGCCATGCTGATGGCAGAGGCCGAAAGTATTGATCCGATGAAATACAAATCAGCGGCCAGTCAAGAGGTATACGCATACAGGCATGATGAGTACATTGAGCTGCTAGAAGGGCTGAGGGCTGCAACCGAGACAGAGGAGTACAGGCGTTGGCAGCTCAAAAGCAGGGAGATGCGTTTTGAGGAGTGGCGCACAGAGCAGGCCACGCAGCGGCAAGAGCAAAAACGATACGGGAATTAACTAATAGGTAATTATTATGGAAGGTTGTGAGTGGGGAAGTGTTGACTACCACAAAAGACATTTCACAAAAGTTGAGACAAAAAGCCGCCGGAAGTGTGGTTGCTGCAACCGCAGATCTACGCACATTGGCATGGCAAACAATATTGCGTTTGTGAGTGGCTGCGAGATGAGCGTTCGCCGATGGGTCAGGGCCGGGAAAGGCACAGCCTGATGCGCAAATGCCGACACTGCAAGACAGAGCTGCCAAAGGTCAGCGAGAGCACGCCGATCCAGGCTAAAGGCTACTGCTCCTTTGACCATGCCGCAGACTATGGGCTGATAAAGGCCAAGGCGTCTATCAAAAAGAAGAAACGGCAAGAGGTCCGCCAGGCAAAAGAAAGTGTAAAGACCAAGGGCGCACACGCAAGGGACACGCAAATAGCGTTTAACGCATTTATCCGGGCGAGGGATTCAGACTTGCCTTGTGTGTCGTGCGGCAGGCATCACCAGGGGCAGTATCACGCCGGGCACTATCGCACGGTAGGGTCACACCCTGAATTGCGGTTTGATGAGAATAATTGTCACAAACAATGCGCCCCTTGTAACAACCACAAATCTGGCGACGTGGTTAACTACCGCATAAACCTGGCCGGCAGGATTGGCGCAGAAAACCTGGCATGGCTAGAGGGAAAGCACGAAGCCAAGAAATACACGGTTGACGACCTGAAGGCGATGACAAAATATTACCGTGCGAAACTTAGAGAAATTGCAAAATGAATGGTTGCGCCTGTCGGTCAGTATGATAAATTGGATTTCAGGTTGTGGTGACCTCAAACGGGTAATTATCAAAAGTCAGTGCGTTTTTCAGAGGCTAATTGCCCGGCCTACACCACCTGAAGAGCGCATTGACTTTTTTTATGGGAAAAATTATAAAAATTGAAGCGGGGCAAGTTTACAAAACTAATGCGGGCGGCAGTGCCACGGTGATAAATTACATAAATTCAGGAAAGATTTTAGTCCAGCACAATGATAATTATAAGCATCAACAATTTGTTCGCGCCTGTAATTTGCGGAGCGGCGATTTTAAGAACTCACACACAAAATCAATAGCCCGCACAGGGCACAGGAGAACGATATGAGCAATCCAGATTGGACAGAAGCACCGGAAGGCGCAACGCACTGGGATAGCAGGGGCGATTGTTTTTGTACTGAGTTTGGATGGTGGAACCGCGGCGAATATCAAGAAGGAAAAACCCCACAGTGGGGCACAGACCGCCACACACCGCGCCCTGTAGGGCCACCATCAAACGACTGGGTAGACGGCTGGCCACCAGTAGGCTTTCATGGTGAGTGCCGGTGGGGTTCAAGCGTAGAGTGGTTTGAGTGTGTCGTGATACCTGTCGGCCAGGTTGTTGTGCAGGGATCGGCGGGTAACTGGAATGTGGTTGATGACATCAAGAGCTATGGCTTTGCGTTCCAAGAGTTGCACCTCAAACCCCAGACCGAACAAGCACAGACCGTAGAAACAGGCATGGCATGGGACGGCATCGGGTGGCCACCAATCGGCAAAGAGTGCATTTTTATCAGCGACGATGACAGAGAGTGTATTGTTGTTCCGGTTGCATATTTTGAAAATTCAGTCGTATTTGCGGCTGGTGACGACTACCACTTTTCGTATGATGGATGCTGCAATTTAGCGTGTTTTCGCGCACTGCCTTCCAAGAAAGAAAAAAATGAAAGAGAAGACCTAGAGAATTTTGTAGAATTAGCAATCGCATCCGGCCTAAAGCCAAAAGGCATTGTTAACGGCATGATTGAAAAGGGCTACCGCCTAGTCAAAGGCTGATGTTATAGTGAATACCTCGCTGCGATAGCGACACGTACACGCAACCCATTCAGCGTATGAGTGGGCACTGATAAGGGCTTCGGTCAAAGTGTTGTTGACGTTAAAAGCGTGTTCTCGAAGCGACAGCATTTCGAAGTCCTTTTCCGTGTAGTGAGTGTTGACAGCCTGTCTCCGGCGATTAGTAGGAGGATGCGCTACAGCCATATGCGCGTATCTGCAAAATGGCACCTTACGCCCGCTAATCAAGGGGCATTTTTTGTGGGCGAAATAGTGTATAATCGGTGTATGGAAAACACAAAGATAGGCGCGCCAACAAAGTACACTCAAGCCCTGCAACAGCAGGCAGACGAGTATATTTATAAGTTCAAGGAGGTCGGCGACGTTATCCCTAGCCGTGTTGGGCTGTGCTGCTACTTGGGCGTGTCAAAGCGTGTAAGCTACGAATGGGAAAAACTTTACCCTGAATTTCTGCACACGTTAGAGAACATCGACGCAATGCAGGAGCGTACAGCGGTAAACCGTGGGCTTGACGGCACGTTCAACGCTGCTATCACTAAGCTGATACTGCACAATCATGGCTATAGCGAGAAGTCGGAGCTGTCACACACAAGCCCTGACGGCAGCATGACGCCAAACCCCACCCGCATTGAACTGGTTGCGCCCGTTGTCAACCCTAAGCATTGAGCTTCCACCCAAGTTAATACCACTCTTTGCTGAGCCTAGAGGCAGCCTTAGATACCGTGTAATGCACGGCGGGCGAGGGTCTGGCAAATCGTTCACGTCTGCAAAGATGGCCGCTATATGGGGCGCCATAGACCCGCTGCGCATCTTGTGCGTTCGTGAGCTGCAAAACTCTATTAAAGAATCATTCCATGCCGAGTTAAAGAACGCTATTGAGTCTTGCCCTTGGCTGTCTACGCAATACGACGTCGGCGTTGATTACCTTCGGCACCGCAGCAACGGCACAGAGTTTATCTTTCGCGGCCTGCGTCACAACATCGGTTCTATAAAGTCGCTTGCTCAGGTGGATTTGTGCGTAGTTGAGGAAGCGGAAGATATACCGGCGGCGGGCTGGGTGGATCTGCTGCCAACAATACGCGCTGCTAACTCCGAAATATGGATTATTTACAACCCAAAAAAGCGTAACAGTTGGGTGGCGCAAACATTTCAATTAAGTACGCCGCCGCCTCGGTCGCACATTGTCGAAATTAATTGGCAAGACAATCCGTTCTTTTCCAAAATACTAGAAGAGCAGCGCCTCGACGCACTGGAAAGACTAGACCCATCGCTATACGCGCACATCTGGGAGGGCCAATTCTGGGAAAGCTCACAGGCCCAAGTGTTTAGCGACAAGTATGTGCAGCGCGAGTTTGTGCCCACAAAAACATGGGACGGCCCTTACTTCGGGCTGGACTTCGGGTTCTCGCAAGACCCAACAGCCGGCGTCAAGTGCTGGGCAAACAACGGTGATTTGTACATTGAGCACGAACTTTATGTGCAGCACCTTGAAATCGACGACACAAGCAAAGTTATGATTGACCTTTTACCAGGCGTAGAAAGCCACACGGTACGCGCCGACAACGCCCGGCCCGAGTCAATTAGCTACCTCCAGCGTCATGGTATAAGGCGTATAGTGTCGTGTAAGAAGGGTCCGGGGTCAGTGCAGGACGGCATAGAATTCATCAGATCGTTTGGCAAAGTCATCATTCATCCGCGCTGCAAAAACACTTTTAAAGAGTTTAATCTGTACAGCTACAAGGTGGACCGCTATTCAGGTGATATACTTCCTAAAATCGTAGACGCTGACAACCACGCAATAGATGCGATAAGATACGCGCTAGAGCCTATTATGAATGGCAAAATTACCAACTACGGGAACATATTGTAATGGTCAGTTTCCCAAAGCTATTCGCAGACGGCATCACCAGCCTAACTAACAAGCTGGCGAACCGGCGCAACGTGCACAACAACAACCGCATGACCAGCACGCGGGTAGACTCTGACGAGCTGCGGGCGATCTATAAGACGGGCGTGGGTAGCAAGATCATTCGCATCAAGTCCGGCATTGCGTTGAACGAAACTTTGCAATTTGAGAACACAATAGACAAAGACTATTACGAGACACGCCTTCAGCAACACGTCAAAAACACCTGCAAATTCATGCTGGCGTTTGGCCGTGGGATCATCGTCACGCAAGAGCCTGGCGCCGACCTTAGCTCACCCCTGCCAGTGATTGACGATTACACGAACGTTCGATGCCTGGTGTTTAGCGGCGACATGGTGTACATCCAGAGCGTCGAGTACAACCTAAATAGCCCCAATTACTACAAGCCAAAGTTCTACAGCATACGCGGCTTTACAATCCACCCGAGCCGCGTGGTCGATATGACTTACGTGCAGCCGGTTGAGCTTGACGCGCCTGAATATTTCTTTGGCGGCATATCTGAATTTGAGCTTATCCGCAACGAGCTGGTGAGCGATCAAATTGTACAGCGTGCCGTGCCGGCCATTCTTGAGAAGTCATCCACAGTCTTTTACAAAGTCGCCGGGTTTAAAGACCTGCTCAACGACAAAAAAGAGGATGATCTGCTTCGGTACTTTGCTGGCTTAGAGGATCTGAGGTCGTCATACGGCGCTGGTGTCATCGACAAAGAAGACGAGGTTGTTACGGTACAGCAAACCCTGAGCAACCTGGCAGAGTCAGACATGATTACCTTGCGCCGCTTGGCTATGGTGACCGGGCTTTCACTGTCTACCCTAGTAGGTGAGCCACCTAAAGGATTGAACGGCAGTGGCGAGGGCGACAGGCAGGTGGACATGCAGACCATCAAATCGCTGCAATCAGAGTATCTGCTGGACAAGATTAACCGGCTTATGGCTATGCACGGGCGCGGGCGCGTGTCGTTCAAAGAGAACCAGGGCCAGACTGACAAAGACCGCATTGGCCAAGAGACTGAGGTTATTAAAAACGCTCTTGTGCTATGGCAGATGGGCCTTGACTACGACAAGTACCTCATTGACAACGGCGTGACTGAGAATGACCCGTTTGAACAGATGTTTGGCAGGCCCGACGAAGACGAAGCGCCTACGCCTGAGCAGGGTGGCATGAGCCTAGAGGAACTGATGGGGGGCGACGATGAAACGTGAAGTCTGCTGTCCAAACGGCGCGAAAGTAAAGTCACCCGAGCCACCTAAGTCGGAGATCCGCCAATTCGGTAACGCCATAGAATACATGGTTGACCAGATGGCGCAGCGGTGGCGGACGCAGATATTCAAAGAGCTGAATCAGGATACGATTGCCAAGTTTGCGGACGCTAAACAAGAAGGCAACTTTGCCAAAGTGTTTCTAGCCATGGCCGCACGTGTGCAACGTAAGCTGCTAAAACAGTTTGACGGCAAGCGTCTTGACAAGATGACCAACAAGTACACCGGCAAGGTCAACCGGCGCAACCAGTCAGAGTTCTACCGGCGTGCGTCTAACGCCATAGGAATCAGTCGCGATGAGCTGGAGGCCACCGAGGGGCTTACTTTCCAGATAAATGCGTTTCAGGCAGAAACACAGCAGTGGGTAAAGAAGACCCGCGACGATACCCTACAAATGTGGACCAGCAACACGCTGCGGCTTATGGCAGAAGGCAAGGGTCTGCCGGAAATACTAAGCCAGTTTGATGACATGGTAGAAAAGCGCAAGAATCACGCCAAGATGGTTGCACGTACACAGATTGCGACGTTTAACAGCCTGACCACAAAGGCGCGGGCGCAGAACCTTGGCATTACAAAAGCAATCTGGCGCAGCGCAAAAGATGAAAGGGTCCGGGGCAACCCTAGTGGAAAATACCCAAATGCAAAGCCTAGTCACTTTGCACTTGAGGGAGTGGAGTTTGATTTAGCGACCGGCGCAAAAATAAACGGTCAATTTTTACTTCCTGGAACGTCATACAATTGTCGCTGCGATTATGAACTAATTATTCCAGAGATGGAGCAATAACCGTATCAATTTGACACCATAGCCTTAGCATATTAAAATTGCGTAAACCAGTTAAAGGCTTTTATATGCCAACGATTCGCAAGCAATTTTCCGATCTAGCTGTCTACTCAGATACAGCGCGTACTGCCGTGTCAATTCGTGACGGCGTGTTGGAGTATCTTGGTGCAGAGCTAGGCCTTGAGCCACTTGACCGAGTGTTTACTGTCTACAGATCACCGGCAACTATTGCTAACGCCGCCTACCTTATGCCAGGCATACCGCTGACCGATGGCCACGTAAGCATGGATGGGCCTGCCGTTGAATCTGGTTCGCGTGTCGAGTCGTCTGTTGTCATTGACCAGATAGACGAGCCGACACACTCCCGGCTCGCTGTCCAGAACAAGCTAGCTGTAAGTGACGAGCTGCAAATCCTCTTAAAAGACAAGCATCAATTATCTCTTGGCTATGAAGCAGACCTTGTGCCACACAGCCGCTTTGATTTTGAACAGATTGACATACAACCCCATCACCTGGCCGCTGTCCCCGCTGGCCGTTGTGGTCCTCTGTGCAGCTTCTTAGACCGCAAACCCGATATACCACACAAGCCCTTGGAGGGTGACACCATGAAGCCGAAGAAGATACACAAGGCGTTTACCGACGCCGAGGGCTCGGTTAGCCTTGACATGATCGTAGAAATTGCGACTGGTCTACCCGAGGCTATCCGTAAAGTTCCTGTTGACCAGCTCGTTAAGCTTATGCCGGCGATGCAGGAAATTATGTCTTACGCCAAAGAGCAAAACATCATGCCTGCCGAAGAAGATGTGGCAGATGAAGACATGGAAATGGAAGACGTCGACATGGAGGACATGGATAAGGACATGGAAGACGCCGACATGGAAGAAAAGGACATGAAAGACATGAACGGCAAAGAAAACTTTGCCGACTCCACCCAGTTTAAAGATGCCGTTGCTAGTGCGGTTAAAGGTCAGGTCCGCTTGTACTCCGAAGTTGTCAACAAGGCCCGCGACTTTGTAGACGCGGATTATAATTTCGTTGGCAAGTCTGCACACACTGTTATGCGCGACTCCCTGGCCACACAAAGCGCTGACAAGTTTGAAGACTCGGAACTGCCAGTGGCGTTTAAGTTGCTGCGTAAGGCAAGTTCTGACTATACGCAATTTGGTGACACTAAAGCCGATTCCGGTTTGATGTCTCGTATCTCTGACACTTTGGGGGAGAAATAACCCATGTCTTTTGCAAACACTGTACTCCAAGATAACCCGGATCTGGGCGCGGGCGAAGTCATTACCGCAAGCCCCTACAACGTATCAAGCTTTGAGACTTTTGAGAACGGCTTAATTGAGGGCCGCTTTGCAAAGTTTGACTCTGGCCGCGTTGACAACATGGACGGCTCTGGCACTCCGGTAGTCGTTGGCATTGTCAAGCGCAAGATTACCGGCGAGATCGGTACTGGCGTATACAGCACCACCGGCACCGCTATTGACTCGGTAGCAGAGATTATTAACTTTGGCTTTGCAACCGTCACCGTTACCGGCACTGCCGACCCTTCACGCTACGACCCCGTGCAATACATTAACGACGGCACCGCAGACGCTGGCAAGGCCACCGAGGCTGCTGTTACTGGCGGCATTGTAAGCGCTGGCGACGTTGTATTCTGGGAACAAAAATCAGCGCTGGTGTGGCTCGTTCGCATCAACAAGTACCTTTAAAGGGGATTGATAATGAAGACTGATATCAAGCGAGTACAATCCCTCTACGGGATCAAGTCCTTTGACGCTGCCGCCGTGTATGCAAAGAAGCACTTCAAAGACGAGGGCGGCATTATCTTGGCGCGGAACTTGGAGCACGTTAGCGCCGAGATCTTCACGCAGGAATTTGCGGGCCTGACATTTCTACAACAGGGCATCACCCTGAACAACGAAGGCGGCTTCTCTACCTCAATTCGTAAGCTAAAGCTCAAGACCGTTGGCGGGTTTCGTGAGTCCGGCACCAACACCAACACGTCTGGCAAAATCACTTTGGAAGGTGAAGATGACAGCATCCCGGTGTTCACCAAAGAGGCCGAGTCCGACTATTCTGAAATTGAGTTGAAGCAAGCAGAGCTTGAGAACATCAACCTGCCAAGCCGCTTTTTTGAGGGTCACGCTGAGCTGTACAACCGAGAGCTAGACACTATTGGCTACCTCGGCCAAACGCGCACTGACGGCACCCAGAAGACCACCGGCCTGCTCAACTACGGCGGGTTCGCAACAGCCAACGCAGCGGCAACTGCGATTAACTCAACCGGCCAAGAGCTGTACGACGAAATCGCCACGCTGCTAACCTCGCAGTTTGCGGGCGTGTTGAACGTGGATACCTACATGGCTGACCGGGTAGTAATGCCTAACACGGTTTACAACGTAGCCAGCACTAAGATCCTGAACAGTGCAGGCTCAGAAATGACAGTGCTGCGGGCGTTACAAGCCAACTTCCCGGCTGTCACTTTCGGCCTTACCACCAAAGCAGTCAGCATTGCCGGGGGCGCGTCTGTAACCGTAGCGTTTAGTTCTAACCGCCGGGCTATTCAGTTCCGTTTGCCGGTGCCGCTGAACGTGTCTGCTGTATCACAGCGCGGCTTTAAGTACTATGTCGAGTCGTTCTTCGGCGTTGCAGGCTTGGACGTTATCGAAGACGACGCAGCTCGGTTTCTACGGGGTTTGTAACGCAGAGGCCAGCCGCTCACACAGGGCTGGCATTACTTGAGGTGACACATGCAAGACTTTAAGCAACGAGGCAGGCCAAAGGGCAGCAAGCAGGAACCGGCACAGATTGCGGAACCCGTGGCTCCGGCTATGCTCAAGAACGTGTCCAGTCAGCGCCAAGTGTTGTACGGTAAGATCGTGCACCCTGGCGTAACATACAAGCTCACGGACTCAGACAAGGCTGACAACCTAGCAAGCAAGCGTGCTGCCAATGCTGTCGATTGTGGCTTTCTGGAATGGGTCTAACGCATGACAGTAACCGCCGACTTTAAAGCACGCTTTCCTGAGTTCGAGACTGCAACGGTGGACCAATACCTACCGATTCTTGAGCCTATATGGCCGTGCTATTTCGGAGGCAGTTACGACGCGGCTTGTGATAAAGAAATTGTGCTGAACTTGTTGGCACACTTATTGGTTGGCGAGACATTGCCGGGCAGCGGTAACATTAAATCTGTGCAATCCAAATCAGTCGGCAGCGTGTCAATTGCCTACAGTCAAGGCATTGCGCCGGCAAGTGAGCGCAAGTCCTGGTTGCAGACTACACGTTACGGGGCCAGGTATCTGATGCTAACGTCGCGTAGCGCGGGCGGGGTGTTCGTATGACGCTGACACCCGAACAGATGCTAGCCCGTACCCGTGACTACCTAGCGAACCTTGAGAAAGCCAAGCGCGGCTATGTTGCTGCAGGCTTACCGGCTGAAGAAGTGGGCGGCAAGGTATACGGCGATGGGCAGACAGTTGCCACGGTGGGCGCTCAGCATGAGTACGGTGCTGGCGTTCCACGGCGGTCATTTTTGCGTACGCCGTTTACGGCCAAGCGAAATGAACTGTCTACAGCCATTGCCAAACAGTTTGAAGATGTATTCCAGCGCGGCAAGAAAGCAGAGCAGGCGCTAGGCTTGATTGGAACGGTTGCCGTTAATATCAGCAAGGGCGCATTTACAACGCGGGGCTATGGTGAGTGGCCGGACATTACGCAGGCAACGAAGGATGACAAGGGCAGCAGCCAGGTGTTGATCGACACCGGCACCTTGCGCAACTCGATAACATACGTAGTGCGCGGCTTATGAGCAGCATAGTTGACATGTCAGACGCGCTCATAGAGTGGGAGCAGCCAACGGTAATAAAGACCGTGACGAACACCACAGTGGACTTTGTGCCAGTGCTGACCGTGGTGGCCCGGTCGCAGTTGTGCGTGGTTCAAGTGGCTGAGAAGCAGAAGCTAAACCCGCAAACGATAGACTGGGCGCTCGAATATATCCTCGTTCACAGCCGCGCAGACATAGTGATCGGCGAGCTGATTGAAGACGACGGGCAAGACTACATCGTGACAGAACGTGGACCCTGGCGCGGCTATGGCTACTTTGAGGTCGTTGCTGCGGAAACTAACCGGCCATTGGTGGCGCCAACATGAATGAAGCACTGCGACTGACAGCGTTATTCGTGCGCGACTTGCTTAATTATGACGAGCAGTTAATTCGCATCGGTCGCCAAAATTACGAGATAGAAGATTTTACCATTGCGCATATTGGCATTGATGCCCTTGGCGCAGCCCAGCGTTTAGCCAGCGGACAGGCGTACGACGGCGCGGCAGAAGAAATGACTTATCAACAGCAATGGCAGGCACCTTTGACCCTATCGTTTTATGGGCCTGACGCATGGACAACCGCGACACAATTTGGCCTTCTCATACAGTCACAGAAAGCCCTTGAGCTGCAAGAGTCGTTAGGCTTAGGGGTATATCAGGTATCGACGATAACCGACGTTAAAATACTGGCCGGCATGACCTATGGCGAACGGCAGGACATGACACTGAACGTGCGTTTCGCCATAAGCGTCGATGTTGATATACTGAGAATTGATACCGCAGAGCTGCAAATACGCAGCGAGCGCGGAATAGAATTTGAGCCCTAACACGAGGATTTACCGTGGCACCACAAATCAGATTGGCACCCAGCGCGACCGGCGATTCTGTCCAGGCGTTCCCGTTGCGGAAAGGGCTTGTTAATATATCAACCGGTGTTGTAACCGACCCAGATACCGGCTTGCGTCCACAGCTTGCGCATTGTGTTGAGGATGGCTCGCTTACCTTGACGTGGGGTGACGCAAGTACAGCGGTTGTTGCGTTTGTGGCGGGTGATGATTTCTCGATCACTGAAGCCGTGACTGTAGAAGTTACAAGCGGCGCGTTCCATTTTGCCTAGAGGGCGCACTAATGTCCGCAAGTATTGACAACCTTATAAATGTCAACTTTACAAAAGGGAGAAATGACTTGTTAAAATTCGGCCTAATGCTAGGAGGTAAGGGGCAGCATCGGCCTTATGTTTTTACACCAGCGGATCTATTCCTGCAAGGCGAACAGGGCGCATTCTACATCCCCCGGCCAGTAGTCAACGGCACACAGGCACTCTTTCAGGACGCGGCAGGCACTGTGCCTGTTACTGCGGACGGTGATCCTGTTGGTTCAATGGCTGACCAGTCACCAAATGAACACACCGCAGTACAATCAACAAGCGCAGCCCGGCCCACGTACAACGCCAGCCCAGACAGGCTCTCACTGGACAAAGTAGACGACGCGCTGATTATCACAGTGCCTACGGGCGGCTGGAATGGAACTATGGTGCTTGCTACGGATGATGGTACTGCGAGCTATGGCATTAGTATACCTGCTGGGGCGTATGAGCTGGGCGGAGAATACTTTCCCGGTAACGCTATTAATGGAGTTGTATTTCTTAACAGTGCGATGACTAACATTGAAAAGAGATATACTGAAGAATACTTCATTGAGAATGGTGCTGGAGTTGATTACAGTGAGGTTACTAGCTTTAGTGAGTATTGGAGAGATCGTTCAGAAATTATTGAATTTCCATTAATTGATACATCTAGTGGTACTAGTTTTTATTACGCATGGAGTGATTGTACTTCATTAGTTAGTTTTCCATTAATTGATACATCTAGTGGTACTAGTTTTTATCAAGCATGGCGTGATTGTAATTCATTAACTAGTTTTCCATTAATTGATACATCTAGTGGTACTAATTTTATTTTAGCATGGTATAATTGTAATTCATTAACTAGTTTTCCATTAATTGATACATCTAGTGGTACTAGTTTTATTTTAGCATGGTCCTTTTGTAATTCATTAACTAGTTTTCCATTAATTGATACATCTAGTGGTACTAGTTTTTATCAAGCATGGCGTTATTGTACTTCATTAGTTAGTTTTCCATTAATTGATACATCTAGTGGTACTGATTTTAATGCTGCATGGTATAATTGTAATTCATTAACTAGTTTTCCATTAATTGATACATCTAGTGGTACTAGTTTTTATCAAGCATGGCGTTATTGTACTTCATTAGTTAGTTTTCCATTAATTGATACATCTAGTGGTACTAGTTTTTATCAAGCATGGCGTAATTGTACTTCATTAACTAGTTTTCCAGCTAATGCTTTTGATAATATTAAAGGTGGTGTTTTTACACTCGCTTTCACTACTACTAACCTGTCACAAGAATCAATAGATAATATTCTAGTATCACTAGTAACTTCAGGTATTGATTCAGGCACAAGAGTATTTGACCAATCAGGCGGATCAGCCCCATCATCAACCGGCGAGGCAGCTATCGACACCCTACGCTCACGCGGCTGGACAGTCACAGTAACCGGAGGCTATTAGTATGAGCACGGAATACACGCAGAGAGTTACAATTGCCGCCCCAGCAGCCCACATCCCTGACGCCAACCAACTAGCCCTATGCCTTGGCGAGTCCAGCGCAGACGACAAAACGTTCACCAGCGCATCGTATCAAGACGCCGATGGCAACCTGTACTCGGTAGCCTCGACAGTCGCAAATCCAGTTTTCGCGCAAATGGCAGGCCTGCCGCTACAAGCCCCTGACCACGCGCCGGGCATGGACTTAGAGGCAGCCACACGGGCACAGGCGCTGCTACAGATCAACAACGGCATAGCAGGCCCGGATGTTATCGCTGTTATACTAGGCAGCAACGCAGACAGCGCACAAGATCACATCGCAGCGCTGGGGCTGAAGAAAGCCCTAGAACCCGAAATGGGCACGTAACGATAGTTTACTGTTATCATGTAAGCCGCAAGCAACGGAATTTTGAACAGAGGAATTTATTATGGGCGTAAGCATCAATAACGTTGTTACAGTCACGCTGCTTCAAAGCGGTGCGCTGGCCTTGGCTGACAACCCGAACGTAATCTCGATCCTGACAGCAGAGCAGCAGGGTCCGATTTCAACAGCAAGCCGATACCGCATCTACGCAGACGCAGCAAGTGTTGCGACTGACTTTGGCACCGCCAGCAAGGTTTACGATTTTGCCTTGTCAGTATTCGGCACATCCCCAAACCCGACAAACGCAGGCGGCTTCTTGGTCATCGGCTACTGGCGCGGTGCCGAAGAAGTTGTGGCAGCTACAGCGGCAAGCCTAAACGGAGCACAGCTATCTGAGGCATCCGTTGTCGGCGCATTGCAGTCAGTTGACGACGGCACGCTTGACGTGGACGTGGACGGCTCCACAGAGAACCTGACCGGCCTAGATTTCCAAAGCACCACAACCTTGGCGGGCATCGTTGCAGTTATTGACGCGGCACTGGCAGGCGCAACCGCAACTGTGAGTGATCAGCGTGTTGTGATTACAAGCGACACCAGCGGCGCATCCAGCACCGTCACGTTCGCAAGCGACCCAGGCACCGGAACATTCATCGGCCAGACCTTGGCGCTGACTACCGGATCTGGTGGCTTCCTGACTCAAGGCGCGGCGGCTGAAACGCTAACCGCTGAAACCAAGCTGGCGGCAATCACAGAGCTGTTTGCGCAGGTCAAGTTCCGTGGCGCAATGTTCATCGACAACCCGACTGATTTAGAGTCCAAGGCGCTGGCAGAGTTCGGCCAAGCTAACGACGTGCTGCAATATGATGTGTTCGACGCACCGGCCAACTTGACTGTTGACCCGACAAACGTGGTCTGGGACATCAAACTGTCAAGCCTGACTAACTATCGGATGCTGTTTAGCAAGGCAGGCAACCGCAAGCTGGCGGCATCGTACATGGCGCGGGCGCACACGGTTAATTTTGCGGCTGAAAACTCGGCGCTGACAATGCACCTGAAAGAGCTGTCAGTGGCAGCAGAGGAATACACACAGACCCAGGTTAACCAGGCGCAGACTGTTGGCCTAGACCTGTACACAACCATTAAATTAACGCCTGCAATTTTGACCAGTGGCGCTAACAACTTTACCGACGAACGTTACAACCTGATTGCGTATGTGGATTTCTTGCAAATCGACATGTACAACCTGCTCAAACAAACCAGCACCAAGATCCCGCAAACTACACGCGGCGTTAACCAGTTGATTGACCAGGCAGAAAAAACCACGTTGCAATTTGTACGCGCAGGCGTATTTGCGCCCGGCACATGGTCAAGCCCTGACACGTTCGGCGATCTGGAAACCTTCCGTCGCGGCATTAGCAACAACGGCTTTTACTGGCTGGCAGGATCACTTGCAGCGCAGGCCCAGAACTCACGCGAGGCCCGACAGTCTCCTGTACTACAGGGCGCGGTTAAGTTGGCCGGCGCTATTCATTCCGTAGACATCATCGTCAACGTAAACCGTTAAGGAGCACGCATCATGGCAGGCATTGCACTAGCAGTAGACAGCACAACCGTTGTCCTTAACGGCACGGCCATTCTTGACCTGGTTGAAGGCGACTACGTTGTTATCACTCCAGCCAACCCAGCCACCTCACACGTCAACAGCATCAACGGCGGCGTGAACATCAACGAGCGCAGCGACAGGGGCGTACATGACGTTCTGTTGCGGGTTCAGCGGTTCAGCGAGTCTGACGTATTCATGGCCAACCTGGCGCGTCAGTCGCCACCGGCTGTCATTAACGGCAGCGCAAAAGAAAGCTTTACGCGGGATGGTGTTGCGGGTGTCGAGTCTTGGATTCTGGAAAACGGCAGCGTCACCACCCAGCCGACCAACACCAAATCAAGCACTGACGGCAACGCATTGCAGGAGTACGTGATTCGGTTTAGGAACGGATCTCGGAACCTGTAACAGATCGAGAGTTATGGCCCTGCCAATTGGTGGGGTTTTTTTCGTCTAGGGTGTTGAAATACTGCGGCAGTGGGTTTAATATTAAGTCATCAAGAGGCACCAACCACACAAAAGGAATACGAACATGACCACATACAACGTAGTAATCAACAACGACACCACCGGCACTATCGACGATAGCACCTTAGACGGCCAACACGCTGACGACTTTCTGGGCGAGATGATGACGGTCCATGCACACGACGA